TTCCCTGGCTCATGTCAAAACCAGCATAACCAGTGCTTGCTCGAACAGTGCCCTGGACATCTCTCTCAAAGATTTCCCTGGCTCTTCGCTGATCAATCGAAAACATTGCATTGAGTATACCGCGCTGGCGCTCGAACAAATCAATGTCACGTTCGATAATCTGAGCGTTAAACTCGCTTGCCTCTTGCGCTGCTACCGCTGCTTTATCAGCCGCTTTCTTTTGTTGTACGCCTCCGACAATACTGGTCCCAGCACTTACTAAAGCGAGAAATGTTACTGGATCTGCCATTTCGCATACCTTTCATAATCCTCACCGTCTGGGCCATACTTACGCATGACACCCTCGCTTTGGAAACCTAAAAACTTTACAAGGTCATGGCCTCGATCAAAGCCGCATCTAACAACAGCTTGAAGGCGCCGCAACTCTAAAGACTTTTCCATATCCAATAAACCTAACTTAATATGCCTGGCGAGTGACACTGGCTTTGTTTTGGCAAGTCTTGTCGGGATCAACCAGATTTCCCCAACACCTTCCCATACTGGCAGTATACCACCAATCGCATAAATTTCACCCCTTTCCATAAAAGCATAACCTCGCTTCGGCAAAGTATATACCGGGAGTGCGTCTAATACCTGGACCGGGCCCAATGTGACAGTCCTATCCATACGCTCGAAAGCGTCAAGAACATGGGATCTGGTCAAGTAATCTCTAATCATTTGTCAAACGTATTCATGCGTGGGTAGAATGCCAGAACCGTAAGCGGCAAAGGCTGTCCCTGTTTAATGTAAACCCGGTCGTCATCATCGAAACCACCAGGAAATTCAATATCTTTATCTCCAGTAAACATCGGCACGGCTGTATCTGTATCCATAGAGCTGTCCCTAAAGAATATGCGATCGATCTCTCCGCTGTCATTACCAACCTCAGCACCAACAGTTTCAAAGAAACGTACAGTAATTTGATGAATGCGCTTAGGTTTGCCCTGGCTAGTGCCATCAACGGATCCGCTGTCTATTCGAAGCGTTTGCAGATTGCTGTCAAATCCATAACCAACAGCAGCCGAAGTAGATGAATAATCTAATGTTATCCCCCCACTGCTAACCGTTTCGTCTGGGTGTGTCGCGCCATTGCCTAAAACCTGCAATGTTTCGCCTTCTAGGTGATACAATCCGCTAAGTGACGTTGTGGATCCGCCACTATACGACAAACCACTGTCAACAAAAAATGCTGTCGTTGTGTTGTTCCCAAAATCAAACAGCTTGAGCTTTTCGACATAACGCTTGGTTGCGCTGTTTATTGTGCGCTTTACAATCATATAAAGCTCATCCTCACCAGTATCTGTAGGTAACGTAGCAATACTCTCAACAACCGCTTGACCGCTGTTAAACGTCCCGCCGATTACATGTTTGTGCCAGGCAACAACCTGCTCCTCTCGGCGATATGTCATGCCTAGGAGCGTCCCATCGTTGCGCACACACCAAACAATACTATCAGGCTCTTGCTGGTAAGCCATGTGATCCAGGCCGCCCTCTGTCACATGTTCTGCCAGGATTGTCATGTCCGGCGCTGAGTAGCCCCCAGTATTTACATCACCAACAAACTTAAACTCGCGGATCTTTCTGTTACCTCTTTGAACAAATAACGTAACGTCAGCAACCTGGACAGGCTCGATCTGAGCCGTTCCATAGTTAGAATACTTACGAATAAGTGTTGTTGTCGGCGTAACGGGGCCATCGTTCGTTGACGTTAAAACATATTCACCGCCCGATGTGCCCACTGTTAAGACGCGAGTTGCAGAAAGGTAACGAATTGCGTTTACCTGGTTAGACGCGATTGTGTAGATCAGCGCGTCATCATCTGATGTGCCCGTATGAAAATTGCCGTAGTCCCCGTTTTTACTGAACCATAAGGTTTGCGGGTTGTTATTTGTATTTCCAAAAACCAGGCGCTGCTCAAAAAATGAAACAACACTTGGATAATTGTTTGTGCTAGTTAGTGTTGGTGTATCGTTTTCGTTAATAGTTAAATTAGTAAATGTCCAGGCATTATGGTCTGTCCTGGTCAATGTTTTTACCGGGTGACTCGGGTGAACAATATACATCGTATCAGCAGACTGCGCAAAGCGGAGATCGAAGAGCTGCGCTTCTGTGTATACTGTCGCTACCTCAAAGATCTCAGTTGCTGTACCGCCGGATGTGTAAGTCGTAAAGTTTGTTGTATTTATAGCCGATCCAAATAGATCTGTCAGTGTAAACGTATTTGTCGTAGAGTTTGCCACACGATAATTACGCCCATTGATCTCAGTCATACCGCCAACGCTATCAATATAAACCTCATCACCGTTGCTAAACCCATGAGAAGAGCTTGTTAGAACACCAGGGTTTGCCTTTGTAATAGCTGTAATATTTTTATCTGTTGCGTTTAAAACCTGCAAATCATTGCGAAAAACGCGCATAACCTGGTTGCCAAACTCGAGAATGTACGTGTCACTTGTTTTAAACTGAAATGGAATAAGCCTGGTTTTTACAGAACTGCTTTTTACTTCGCCCAGGTATTCTGTGCCAGGACGCCTGGTAACACCGCCATGAGGCATAACAACCATATTTGTAAGGTCCGTTAAGCCTTCTCTATACTTTTCGATATTGGTGCGGCCTTCTAATCTAGGGCTAATCTCACCTGCTGTGAAGGAGCTAAACGCTGGTGCTGAACGTGCCATTAGAACCTGCTTTCAATAAAGTCACTTGCCTCTAAGCGCTGGGTTGCACCTTCTGTTGCGTCATTGAAACGCGCCTCTGTCATCTTAGCTTCGTATAGAGATGTTTGGATCTGAACCATAGAAGTAGATCCAGTAACTGCATAGCAGATCTCAGCAGCCAATCGAGCAGCTAACGCTTCAACTAAACTTGCGTCATATTGCTGAGGATCCGTAACTCGACCAATATATTTGATCCGGGCCGTACCTTCGTCCGTAAGTAACTTACGCCCCTCGATAACAAACACCGGGCCACCAGTGCTATTTGTTATGTTGTCCTGGGGATATGAAAGCGACCCATTAGAAAATTCTAAAACCCGTAAGCAAAACGGGTCAGTAGGTAGTGCGTATTGTTTTGAGTAGCCAAATGCCGGGGTTTCCGTTTCCTGGGCAAGCTGTGATCGCCTGACCAGGCAATTCCAGGGATGCGCTCGAAAGACTGCATCACGTACAGACTCGTACCTCTGATTGACAATTCTTGCCGCTTTACTATTTTCGTCTA